ATTTCTTCGGTCAAAACCTATGGCCTAATGGCGGTAAGAAGCTGGTCATCACTGAAGGTGAGATCGACTGCCTCACTGTCAGCCAACTCCAAGGCAACAAATGGCCCTGTGTTTCCCTACCGAATGGCGCACAGTCAGCTCAAGGAGTATTTAAGAAGCAGCTCGAATGGCTCTCATCGTGGGATGAGGTTATTGTCATGTTCGATGAAGACGAGGCAGGTAGAGCAGCAGCAGAAAGCGTAGCTCATATCCTACCAGCAGGTACGTGCAAGATCGCCCGCCTGAGTATGAAAGACCCTAACGAGATGCTCATGGCTGGCAAAGGGGAAGATGTCATACGTGCGTTCTGGGATGCTAAAGTCTGGCGACCTGACGACATCGTGGATGGCTCCGAGCTTTACGAGCGTCTCACGGTTCCTAAAGAAAACGACAACGTACCGTATCCCTACTATGGACTAAATGCACTGACACATGGCTTCCGAAAGGGGGAGATCGTTACGTTCTGTGCTGGGTCTGGTATCGGTAAGAGTGCTGTATGTAAAGAGATCGCACTTCACATCCTCAAGACCACTGATCGCAATCTTGGGTACATCGCACTGGAGGAATCCATCGAGCGTACAGCCAACGGTATCATCGGTCTGGAGATGGATCGTCCCCTTCACCTTGAGCCTTTTACTCCTGATGCGAAGTACAACAAGGCGTACAAGGATACTGTCGGCTCTGGTCGGTTCTTCCTGTATGACCATTGGGGTTCTTTGGAGTCCGATAACTTGCTAGGTCACATTCGCTACATGGCTAAAGCTATGGATGTGGACTACGTTGTTCTCGATCACCTGTCTATTATCGTATCGGGACAAGGAGATGGTGACGAACGACGTATGATCGACAACACCATGACTAAGCTCCGAGCGTTGGTGGAAGAGACCAATCTAGGGCTGATCCTAGTCAGTCACCTCAAGCGTCCTGAAGGTAAAGGACACGAGGATGGTGCTGCTACCTCCCTAGCACAGCTCCGAGGTTCCGCTGCTATCGCCCAGCTGAGTGATATGTGTATCGGTTTGGAACGTAACCAACAGGATGCGGAGAATAAGAATCGTACAACTCTACGTGTGTTAAAGAACCGTTTCAGTGGGGAGACAGGGGTAGCTTGTCACCTTCTGTACGATAAGGAGACAGGAAGGCTCTCGGAGGATACTAATCCTTTGTGTGATGAAGACATCGACGGCACGAACGCCTTTTAGATGTTGACGCCCTTTAACTCCTACACCTTAATTCGGAACCCACACATATGAATATAGCATACTTCGACATCGAGACCAACGGCATCACCGACTGGTCAACACTCTCTGACCTTAAAGACCTCCACTCTATGGTAGTGATCGACCCGTCTGGCACCTACTGCTACACGGCTGATAACTACCGAGATGGTCTGGATAGGTTATCCAACAACGACGCTATCGTAGGTCACAACTCCATAGGCTTTGACGCCGTGGCTCTCTTCAAACTCTTCGGTTTCACGCATCCAAACGTATTGGACACAGCCGTTATCGGTCGTCTGATGTACCCTGATGTTCGTGAAGACGACTTCAAGTTCCGCAAGGAGACTCTCCCTAAAGAACTCATCGGTTCCCACAGTCTCAAGGCTTGGGGGTATCGTATCGGTAACAACAAGTCCGACCACGGGGAGACTGAAGATTGGTCGAAGTGGTCAAAGGAGATGGAGGACTACTGCGTACAAGACGTAGAGGTAACCAAATCTCTGTATGAATACTTCCTCAAGAAAGGACTAGGGAAACTCAAACAAGCTTCGGAACTAGAGCACGCATTCGCTAAGGCTATGCGTGTTCAAGAACTCAACGGTTTCCCATTCGACGTTAAGGCTGCCGAGGAACTGACCAAGACCCTCATGACTCGTCGAGCTGCTCTGAACATAGAACTTCAAGAGCTTTTCGAGCCAGCCGAAGAGACCACCAAAAGTAACTGGTGGCTCGCTCCTGATGGCACTAAATCTCGTACCAAGAAAGCTCTGGTCGAGAAGGGGTTCAAGCCAAAGGAGATCACAAAGGGTGACGCTGTTATTAAGCTCATCCCGTTCAACCCCAATAGTCGTGACCAGATAGCTGAACGACTAATGGCTAATGGCTGGAAGCCTGCCTCCTACGAAGGTAAACGCCCAGCAATTAACGAGGGGGTACTCAAGGACATCGGCACACCTCAAGCCGAGAAGCTCTTAGAGTACCTCCTCGTCACCAAGCGGCTCGGTCAAGTGGCTGAAGGTAAGCAGGCGTGGTTGAAGCTTGAACGTGGTGGAAAGATCCACGGCTCTGTGAATACCAACGGGGCTGTCTCAGGTCGTTGTACTCACAGGAATCCTAATGTAGCTCAGGTTCCTTCTACGCGTGCTCCCTATGGTGCCGAGTGTCGCTCTTGCTTCACTGCTCCAGAGGGCAAGGTGTTAGTCGGTGCTGATGCTAGTGGCTTGGAGTTGAGATGTCTTGCTCACTACCTCGCTTTGTTTGGTGATAAGGAATACGCCAAGACTATCTTAGAGGGAGATATTCACACAGCTAACCAGAAGGCTGCTGGATTACCGACGAGGGACTCAGCGAAGACATTTATTTACGCCTTCCTATACGGAGCAGGTGACGCCAAGATCGGTTCTATTGTCGGTGGTACAGCTAAGGACGGTAAACGTCTTAAGGCTGCGTTCATGAAGCAGACACCCTCGATCAAAAAGTTATACGATGCTGTAGCCAACGCACTAGAAACCAAGGGCATCCTCAAAGGTATCGACGGACGCCCTTTGCCTTGTCGGAGTCCTCACTCAGCGGTGAACCTTCTCCTTCAATCAGCAGGTGCTGTCGTCATGAAGCAAGGACTCATCGAGTTCATGAAGATGGCTCAGTTCCCCTATGTCATGCACGCTAATGTTCACGACGAAGTTCAGTTCTCTTGTGCTCCTGAACACGCCGACGAACTCGGAAGGACGTTCTGCAACGCTCTAGCTAAGGCTGGTAACGTCCTCAAGTTTAACTGCCCTCTCGATGGCGAGTTCAACGTCGGAGCTAACTGGAAAGAAACACATTGATTCAGATGCCTTCCTCCAAAACTGATAAAAACACCTCACACACCAACAAAACTGATATGACACACAACATCAAAGCAGGACTCCAATTAGTAATCGACGCCGACATGGTTGTCTTCAAAGCAGCAGCCGCTGCCGAACAAGAGATCCGTTGGGACGACGACACATGGACACTCCAGACCAACGTACAGGATGCTAAGACCATCATCACTCAGCAGCTCGAAGCTATCATGAGTGACCTCGTGAGTACCGACATTGTAATGGTGTTCTCTCCAAAGCGTACGTTCCGTCACGACATTTGGCCTGAGTACAAAGCCAACCGTAAGGGCAAGAGGAAGCCACTAGGTCTCGGAGAACTCCGTGAGTGGGTGACTGATACCTACATTACCTTAGCTTATGACAACATCGAGGCTGATGACGCTATCGGGATGCTTGTTACAGAAGCCCCCGAAAAGCGTATAGCTGTCTCAGGAGATAAGGATTTCGGTACATTGCCTATCACTTGGTACAACAACCTGAAGAAGGAACTCAAGACCACTACATTGGAAGAGGCAGATCGGTTCCATCTACTCCAGTCCCTCATGGGTGATACAGCCGATGGCTTCGCAGGGCTAAAGGGCTGTGGCCCCAAGACCGCTGAGAAGATCCTCGATAAAGGCGGAGCCACTTGGGAGACCGTAGTGAAAGCCTATGAGTCCAAAGGTGCTACTGAGGAGGACGCCCTGATGACAGCAAGACTCGCTCGCATCCTACGTGACGGTGAATATGAATATGCAACAGGGGAGGTCTCACTATGGACACCATCAGCTTAAGCCCTCTCGATCAACTCGTCTCAGATATATCAGAAAGCAACGACCGACACACCAGCCTTATGTTAGATTCAGTACTACCAGACACAGGTTCCCGCTCCAAGTTTACTACGGGGGCTGTTAGAGATGCCTCGGAGGGCAAAGGGATTCCTAGCCTTATCCCTATCGAAGCTCTTCGGGCTGTCTCTAAGCGGTTCGAGGACGGAGCAACTAAGTACGGACGAGATAACTGGAAGAAAGGCATTCCACTTAGTCGGTATGTTGACTCTCTGTATCGGCACCTGTGGCAGCTCATGGAGGGGGACACGACAGAGGATCACGCTGGAGCAATCATCTGGAACGCTATGTGTCTCGCCCAGACCAAGAAGTGGATCGAAGATGGTAAACTTCCTAATGACCTCAACGACCTATAGAAACGACTGTTATGGATAATCCTGTCTTACTTGACCTCCCTCCGCTATCAGGAGGGCTAATAGAAGTCCTCGAAAACTCCTTTCCCTCAAGGGACTTTACTCCCGAAGAGTTGGAGCTGAATCACCTGAGCTTCCACTATGGACAACGATCCGTGGTAAACTTCTTGAAGCATCACTACCAACTTCAGAACGAAACAATCCTTAATAAAGAATAATATAGATATGTGTACATCAGCTCCTAAGATCCCTGATCCAGTTCCACCGCCTGCTCCACCTCCACCTCCTACGGCTACAGCCAAAAGGGTGGACAATAAGGCACTCAAGAAACGTAATACTTCCTCTAAGAAGCGCGGAACAAGTGCTCTCACTATTCGTCGCTCCTCTGTGAACACAGGTTCCAGTGGTACAGGCGCAAACATCTCTTACTAATAACATGGCAGACCGAACCCTTACAATTAGTCACGCAGGTGGTGGCAATGAAACATACACCATCAATACTGATCCATTTGTAGGGGTTCGGGAAATGCTTGTGGATGCAGAGGAGGTCACAGTAGATCACCG